GTGTTATCATTTAACGAGGTTAAAGAACGATACCAACCATGAGAAATCATAATGTCTGATAAAGATTGTGAATGTAGATTAATCCAACTACCATCATCATCTTGTTTTGTTTCGATTAGCTGAGTAGTATCTGCTTTTTCGTTTTCTTTGGCTCTGGTTTTGGCAATAACTAAAAGTTTAGAGTTATTCCCTTCGCCTGTAAAATTCTTTTCTACATTATCAATTACTGCTTTTGCTTCTGTTGCATCGGTTACAGGGACAACTAAAAGTCCTGATGTTCTAAATGAATTTTCTAACCTTGATAAGTTCCAACGATTTGTTTTAAGGTCAATCTCTACTGAGTCCTTTCCAGCAATCCATAAAGGGATACCGTAGTAAGTTAACTCAGGTTCATAATCCTTAAATTGGTACGCGCTTCTAAGTAAGTTACCATCGCGCTCAAATTCGGGATATATTGGTAACTCTTTTATTAATTCTTTTGATGTGCGTTCTAGCCTCCAGTTAGGGTGAATTATTGCTCTTGTTTGGTCTTTACTTAACCTAACCTTTGTAACATCAATATGATTGAAATATATAAATGATTTTTTAGCATCTGTAATTATTTCTATCCACGCGTTACCGCTTAAATTATAATCAAAAATACTATTCTTTGTAGTCTTTGTTAAAGTTGTTCTATCAGCATTAGGTTCTAAAACATCAGCATCATTCTTTGATGTTAAACCACCGCCAATCATGTATGTAGTTTTGGAATTTAAAACGCCTCGATGATTTGGACTCATCCGAGCCATTCTAGCTAAAGCGTTTGGGAATAGATTATCTTGCCCGAAAGGGATATAATCGGTGTGTATATTTTGCTTTAATAGCTCTGGCTTTACATCAGAAGTATTCGCAAAATTAATAACTGTTGCCTTTACGTTTGATTCTAGTTCAGCCATTAGGTTGGTTTAAAAAAAGGGAGGGGTCGCCTCCCTTTTATCGGTTACTGTTCTTTAGTCTTTTCTTTGACCTCTTTTACTAGATAGTCTCCGTTCTTCTCATTAAAGATGAGTTTTAGCTCATCCTGAGAAGCGTTTTCGAGGTCTATCTTAATCACATTACCATACTGATGACTTTTAACATCTCGTATTGTTAGGTAAGTGATTCCTTTTGCTCCGTCAATTACTTTATACATCTTAACTATTTGTTAAGAAAGCAGCCGAACCAGCCGCGATTGTACCGCTTAATGTTGAGTTAAATGGTAGTGCTGGTTTAGTCATAATAGCCTGGAGTGTTACAGTAGTATTATTTCCATCTTCACCAGGAGCCTTGCCAGTTTTCTTAGCATTGGTTAAAAATCTGATTGGTCGATTAGATAAATCTGACTCGTTCCAACCCAATAACCATGCCTTATTGTTAGCATCCAAATAGATTGCTACCATTCCACAGGGCGAAGCATCAAGTAAAGCCTGAATATATACAGCCACAGTAGTAGTAAGGTTGATAACCTTAAACACAATTTTCTGAGTGACTTTTGAGCCATTCATTGTGTTTTCAGTATCCTCAGTTACTTCGATTTCATCGATTTCGGCATTGCACTTGTGATAAGTTGCGCTTCCAGTTAATGCTGTGATTTCACCCGAACCCACAGTTGGAGTGCCTACATCGGCCACCTCTGCAAGCCAGAGGCCATTGACCCCTGACTTGTTTGCGGTGCATGTTCTTGCTAGTGCTACTATTGCCATATTAATAAGCTACAGTAATCATTTTGTTATGTACGTAGTCAACACCAAAATTGAACTTACTTCTGAAACGGTTTTGCTCAACATCTTTGTTATACCATTCATCAACCGATGTAAAAGCATCTGTGTTGTCAAATCCGATAACTAAGTTCCCTTTTTCTACTAAGATAGCCCTGTGGATACGTGCAGGTAAATAACCAGAAGCGTGAGGGAAATCAGCATCCAAATGGTAATCCCATTTCATTGGAATTACTGGAATACCAGAGTAAGTTGGGAAATCAATGCCGCCAATAGTTGTTTTGTAACCTGAGTCAGTGCTTACACCTTCTAAATAAGTTTCGTAGTTATCGTAAATAGTTTGCGATACTAAGTAAACTTTATTTTGTTTTGGTACAGCCCTTAACTCTTGGCTTGAACCGTTCTTCATTGCCTTTAGGATATCAACCGATTTACCAGCGGCAAGCGCAGAAGGAGGAGTGTTTGCAGTAGTAGCCGCAACAGAGCCAGTTAAATCACCAGAAACAGCCGCGCTAACGGTAATAGCTGCAAAAGGTTCGCCAGGAATAGCAGCAGTAAAAATCAAGGTAGTAGTTCCAGTTACAACGATACCTCTTAAAAGTAAAGCAGCCGCGTGTGAAGTAATAAAAGCAGCATCGGTATTGGTAATTGAACCACCTGTATAGGTTGCAAGGTAGTTAACACCCATTACATTAACGTTACAAGTTCCGCTAGTACCTGTTAAAGTTACGGTTTGAACTTGTGCTACATAACCGCCGGTAATTGTAGCATTAACATCAATACGTTTAATCTGTGTATCTGATGGGGTGGTGCTTGCATCAGCAAACATTTTCTTCCAAACACCAGAACCAAGCTGATTGTAATCAGTATTAGCAACGCCATTTTTTAAGCCAGTTGTTAATGTTTCAGCGTATGGGTCTGCTAACCATGCTAACCTAAAAATATCATCCTTTACAGCGTTCATGAAAAGGTTCATGATAACACCCTTCAATTCGCTATCCGATAAATCGTTGAAATCTTTACCTACAAGTTGCTCAAGAATAGTAGAAAAGAATACTTGGCCATCCTCGTAAACTTCTGCTTTCACCTTATAAGTAGTAAGCGTTCTTTGAGTGTGAACTGTTCCAGCAACGCCGTTAAATCCGCTAACGTAGGTTTTAAGCAGTTTAGAAGCTGCACCTATGTAGTTAAGTTTCTCACCTGATTTGATACCTAATTTTACCCTAAAGTAATCGGTATCAATAGGGTTTTGACCAATTGCTAAAGGTCTTAGCAATAAATCGGTAGTTTCCTGACCTGAGTAGGAGACTGCTCCTGTAAAAACATCTGCCATTTTTTATTGTTTTAAAGTTATTTTACTCCGTGTTCAACTGGTTTTTGACAAACCTGTGCTTTAATTGCTTTTTCTCTTAGTTCTTGAAACGCTTTTTGCTCTTCGGTTAGAATAACATTACCAATGTTTTCTTCACCTATAACACCATCAACCTTAGTACCTTTAGCATTTAGCTTATTGTACTCGCTTTCGATTGCGTTTAGCCTTTCAATTTCTGCTTGTAGTGATGTTACCTTATTAGATAGCTCTAATTTTTCAGCATCAAAAGCCTCAACCTTGGCTGTTAGTTCAGTGTTTTCCTGTTTTACCTGATTGATGCTATTTTCAATCTCGGTAAAATCAATTTTAGCGTCTTCTTTTTGTTCGCCCTCTTTTGGCTTAGATGTAAATAGATTTTTTAACTCATCCAACTTACTATCTATCATTTCAAAAAATGTTTTATCCATATTCTCGTTTTTAATTTCTGGTAATTTATATTGGTTCATTATTTCTTTTGAGAAGTTCTTTATTCCTTTTGTGCTTGGCTCGAAAGTTGAGTCAGCAAAACCAAACTCTACTGCTTCTTTTGCTGTAATCCATTTACCGTTCCCATTATTCTCTTCTAAAAGTTCACGAAGTTCTTTTTTGCTTTTCTTTGTTCTTTTGTTATAAATGTTTATGATTTGTTCTTGAGCTGATTCAAGTAACTCGATATTCTCTTTGTGGTCATTAATATTCCCAGCGGTTAAAATCATGGGTTGATGCACTAAGTACATGGCGTTTTCTGAAATTAACCTTTCATTTCCAGCCTGAGCAATGACAGTTGCTGCGCTTGCTGTCATTCCGTATACCTTAGTAGTTATCTTTGCAGGGTGTTCTCTTAATAGGTCATAAATAACAATACCATCATTTAGCGAACCGCCAAAAGATGATATATTAACGCTAATCTTGCTAACGTTACCTATTTCCTTAAATTTATCCTGTAAAGATTGTTTTGAGAATGACTCAGAAAAGAAAGACTCACCAATATCTCCAAATATATCAATGTTGGCTTCGTCATCAGACTTATTTATTACTAAATATTTTGGAAATTCCATAGTCCTATATTTGCAACAAAGTTAATTACAAATATAGAGGATGTCTATATAGTTATATTATACTACTTTTTTGATTGATTGTAAATTACCGCTCTTACGGTTGGCTCTGAACAGGAATACCTATCGGCTAAAATGGTAATTGCATCCTCTTTAGTCGAATGATGACAAATACATTTAGCCTCTTCTCGTATCATATAATTTCTTACTGCTGTAATATCAATAAACCCACTTTCAAATACTGCCATAAAAGTACCCTCGCTTATCTCAAACTTTGTCGAAATAAGTTGCGCCGCCCTTTCTTTTAGTATATCGCTCATGCCCTTTGTCTTGTGTTAATTCTTGTGTAAGTGCTATACGCCTCATCAAATTCTCCGACTTTATTAATAACCTGTATAGAGTTGATATTTGCGGCAATCATTCTTGACATAGCGTTTAAATCAAATCCGATAGCATTTGTTTGTTCTGGTGTAACACCTCCTAGCGCAAACTTTTTACCGCCACCATCCTCGTTTATCCTAGAAAGTAGCGCGCGGTATTTTGCCGTTGAGCGTTTATTTATTATTGCCTCTCCACCCTCTGCTTCATACCCGCTTTGACCGTTTACTCGAATAGGAATACCCCCCTGAGCATGCGAGCGACCTTGTAAAAGTCCACCCTGAGCAAACTTTTGCCCTGCAATTATTTTTAATTGCAACCCTGTTGCAGCTGCTTCTATCGCAGTAAGTATTCCTGCTACTACTGGATTTGCTGCCCATCTAGCCCAAATAGCAGTTATCCCTTGAGCTGCATTGATTACAGCCTGTAAATATGCCGCATTTTGCTGTTTTTTTCTGTACGAGCGTTCTATTTCTTCCCTTTTCTTTGCGTTATCCCCTGCCGCGCTTAACTCCTTTTGCTTATTCGACTCTAGTAGCGAGGTGTAACTATTAAGTAAACCACCAGCCGCACTTAAATAAGCTGTCGCTATTTCTCTTTTCCTGTTAGCTGTTTCTTCTTCACTCTCTATCTCTATTTTTTTCTTTTCTTTTGCAAACTCTTTGGTTTTTCGTAAAACATATTTTCTCAGGTTATCGCCTTCTGGGTCTGGGCTTGTTTTTTTACTGCCTATCTGTCCTGCTCCTTTGCCTTTTAACTGTTCATTATCACCAAAAAATCCAACATCTCGAACCTGTTCAGATATTATCTTACCCTTCTCATCGATATAAACTCGCCAGTTAAGTAAAGACTCATTTAAAGCGTCTTTTTCTTCTTTAGTAGATTTTTTTTCTAAAGAACCTTTTATTTTTGCAGTTTCAGCTTGTATCTGATTGTTGCTCGCTTGCAACTTTGCAACTTTAGCGTATGACTCTGTTAACGTTTTTATTTCTTCAGTTCCTAACTTTCTTTCATTGCTCAATAATACCCTGAACTGTTGAATTGTCATCCCTGTGGATTTTAACAATTCATTGGCTTGTACTTCTAATTCTTTAATGCTTTTCTTTCTTGCTTCCGCATCAATATCTCTATTAAGCCTAGTTTTCTTAATATTTTCATCAATAGCTATTACATCAGCATATTGTGCTTTTGCTGTTGCAAATAGTTTTAATTGTTCTTCATTTAACCCTGTACGTAGTGTAAATTCTTCAACTAGCTTTTGATTAAGGTTATTTTCAATTGTTAGCTCTCTTTTTGCTGCATCCTCTTTTATCTTTACCCATTCGTCAAGCGAAGCGGTTCTGTCTTTGTATGATTTAGAAGTGTTTCTCCATATTGCCTCTAAAGCATATAATTTGTCAGACTCCTCTGCAGTCAGAATGCTTGTTGCTTGCATTGCATCATGATAAATATCTGTTGCCTCAGCTAACTCTTTAGCAGAACGACCCCCTTCTTTCATGTTTTTGAAGAAGTTACCCCAATCACCTGCCGCAACGGTTCTTAATACGCCATCAAGCGTACCGCCAAGTTGAGCCATCTCAAAATCAAACTCATCGGCTGTAGCCGCTGTTGATGCCATAACAGATTTATAAGCTTCCCATCCTGTTTTCAACCCTGCAATAACCCCACCTAAAGCGATAACTGCACCGCTTATTTTTTTAAACGCACCCGAAAAGCCTTTTTCATACTCTCCGACTAAAGTAGTCGAACCACTCAACTGACGGTCAAAATCTCTTATCTTTTCTTTGTTTTGTACTATCTGCTTCTGTAGAGCATTAAACTCTTTTGCCCCTTCTTTAGTAGTTGTGTTTAGCTGATTAGCCTTTTGTATCAATAGCGATGTTTCGGCTCGTAGTTGAGCCATTGAACCAGCCTCAGCTGTTATAGCCTTAGCTGTATCTTGAGACTCTTTTCTATTTCTTGCCCTTACTGCCGCTAATTTATCCAGTTCAGTTGTAGACAACTTGACGTTATCCAACCCCTCAACCTTAATCTCAATCGCAATCGTTTTATCAGCCATGTTAGTTGATGTTTAACTGGTTAAATGCCTTGGATGGAATATTACACCCCATTAGCCTTTCGAGCTTTAGAATGTTCTTTTTAACGTTATTTAATGACGGATTGAGGTTTAATTCTAACTCCATAACCTTTATTTGTTCTAATATCTTTTGCTGATTGCGCGATAATCCTGTGCTATAATCCTCAGCAGCCTCTTTAACTTTATTATTAGAGTTAACCTCACCTGCAAGTTCTATTCCTATCCTTGATACTCTTAAAAAAAACTTTAAATTTTCGTAGTTTATCATATAATTAGAATTATTTCGTATTTTGATTTTTTGCCGTTTGTAGAATACCTGTTTAGTTGCCCGTAATGATATTCATTTTGATACCAAAACTTTAACGTACATCTAAATCCCTCGCTTGTTGCTGTTTGTATCACTGTATTAAGCTCTTGTATAAATTTACTATCCGCCAAAGCATAAATGGTTATTATCTTACCTTTATCTATAAGGTGAAATGTTTTGGAAAAGAATAACGGGTATAACGTGCTAAAATCTAATGGGTCCATTAAAGGTATTGTGGTTTTTGCAATATCCTCATATGTCCAATTACCGCTCACAAGCCCCTTCCATTCACCTATTTTTGTATTAAAATTAGTTATCCTTTCCTGTGGTTCATAGTATAATGATTTATCATAATCACCCCATATTATAGGGATACTCGCTGGGGT